ATTTTTAATAAAGAACTCATTACTTTATCAACAGCTTCATTACCTGTTGCACCATCAACACCTTCACTTACAGCAATAGTTATATGATCAAGTATCAAGTAACTACAACCTAAAGCTGCTAAGTATTCAATCCTATCTAATAAAGAAGTATCAGCTACAGAGCCTTGATGATCTAAAAGAATTAATCTTTCATCACCAAATACTTTTTCATAACCTTTACGTGCTTCTTCTTCAGTAACATCATCAGGCATTCTAATATTTTTATTAATAGACATACCAATAAGCTTTGTTGCAGTATCACCAATAGATTCCTCTAATGATATTAACCCTACCTTAGTATCAGATTGCTCTAGTAAATTTAATATTGTTTCTTTAACAACAGTAGATTTTCCAGATCCTGTACCAGATGTAAATAAAGTAATCTCACCTAATCTCATTCCAAAAAGTTTATCATTTAAACCTTTAAGACAATTAGGATAAGGTACAGATTTAACTGTAGATCTTTCTTTAAAAGCATCCCAGATCTTCTCACCAGTAACAAAGTTATCAGGCTTATAAACCTTAGCACCCCAAATGTTAGATAAGTAAGTATCAGATTGCTCTTTACATAAAGCATCGTTAGCATCTTTATAAACACTATTTACTATATGACATTTACCAGGTTTTATAACATGAGCAGCATCATTAGCAGAAGTAATACCAGGCTCATCATTATCAAATGCTAAAAATACTTTATCGTATTTATTAACAAAATCTAAGTTAGATGCAATATTACGTCTAGCACTTTGTGCACCATTAACAATACTAACTACATCAAATTTAGCTTTAGCTTTTGTAAGCATTTCAATTAAAGATAAACAATCTATTTCACCTTCAGTAATAACTAAGTTTTTATATCTACCACAATTAGATTGATTAAATAACTCAGGTACTTCAGCTTTACCAACAACTCTAAAATCTTTAGTTGCTACTATTCTTTTCTTATAAGCTTTAACTTTTTTATTAATTGTAATTGGATAATAATGACTAATAATATTTCTATCTTGATCATACTCAACCTTAACTCCAGCATTGTATAATACTTGTTTAGATATATTTCTAAAAGTATCAACAGGTAACTCACTAATCTCATCTAAATTTAAATTAGTTTGTATAACACTAAAATCAACTTCTGTATCTTGTGTATCTTTTGCTTGTGTCTTTTTACAAGAAAAACAAAAAGCAGATCCATCACTATAAACTGCATTAGCATCACTGCTTCCACAACCTTCACAACTTGTATGTTTTATAAAGTTAGTGTTCTTACCCATATTATACCTCTCTCTATGTTATATTATTATATCTAATATTAATCCATTTACTAAAACGTATTAAATCTTTACCACTAGCATCACTCATCATTTTATTAGCTAACATACATACCCACTCAACATTACCTTTAACATAACCTTTAGTAGGATCTATACGATCTAATGACGGTGAAAATTTATCACTCCCAATCTTACCTTGACTAGGTCTCATTACATAACCTAAAATAGGACATCTATTATCTTTTGGATAAATAGATCTCAAATACTTAAGGTCTAAATTAAATTTTAATTTATATTTTTTAACTCTATATTTACAATGATTAAATGATCTACTGCAAATACCTTTGACTGATCTATAATATTTTAATTTATCTTGACGTTTACACATTAGCTATAAAACCTTTCCAATAATCTATATTCCAGTCTTTATTATCTTTATAATCTTTAACTAAAAATAACATCTTACCCATAACATCTAATCTATTTAAATAATCTTCTGGATGATGTTGTTTGTACATTCTAATTACAGATTCAAATTGTTTAACTAAAGTTTTACCTTTTAATAATTTAGTAGCTTTAACAATACCCACACCTTTTAAACCAGGTATATTATCAACAGTATCACCCGTTAATAATTGTGTATTTAAAAACTCACAAGAATCAAATTTAGATATAGCCTTAACAGTTTTATGCATCATGTTATAAAATAAACCGCCTATAATTTGCCAATCTTTATCTATAGTGATCAACATATATAGCTGACCCTTTTTTAAATAAGAAGTTGCCTCAACAGAAGCCGTATCATCAGCCTCAAAACCATTTACAGAAACAGGTTTATATTTATTTAAAACATAATCCTTACATTCTTTAAAGTTAACAGGTTTATCTTTTCTCTTACCTTTATAAACAGTGTAAGATTGTTTTATATCTCTTCTAAAATTACCAGATCCAGATACATGTAATGTAAATTCATCACATCCAGTATCATCTTTTATTTCTTGATATAGTTTATCAAAAGTAATTTTAACATCTAAGTTATCTTTAATAGCTTTATGACATGACCTATAAATAATCACATCACCATCTACTATTCCTATCATTTTATTTTTACTCATACTTGTATTCTTTCTATAATTTTGTTGGGCTAATTTTAATAATCAGCCCATTTATTTAGTGAGTATCTAACCACGAATTACCATGCTTAGCATCTCCATTCATCTGAATATTCAATTCTAATTTCTTAGTAATATAATCTCCAAATGAATATTCTAGTATCTCTTTAACTCGTTTAACATTCTTAGGTTCAGTTTGTAATTGTACTTCATCATGTATAAGTCCAAGCATATCAACTTCGATATTTTCATCTTTAAACATTTTAAAAGAATTAACTACTGCGGTCTTAACTGTAATGGCTTCAAATGTTTGTAGTAAATAATTAAGTAATTTAAAACTAGACTCAGCATAAATTCTACGACCATCTAAACTTGGAACAAATCCAAGACCATCTTTATTTTTAGTTGTATAGAAAAAACGATTTAATTTCTGAATCAATTCTTTAAGTCCAGGTAGGGCAGAATATAATTTTTCTTTTACTTCTTTACCTTTATCAATATCTTCTACACCAGTAACCATTTTACCTAACTTAGCAAAACCCGCACCAAATACCGTAGCATAAAGTAAACCCTTAGCTAAAGGTCTTGATACACCTACAGTATCAGCATTGTGTTGATGGATATCACCTTTTAAAACATGATCATTAACTTCTTTATTATTTAAGTAATGACATAATGCTCTAATTTGATTTCCAGAACTATCACAACCAACCATAACTTTACCTTGATCACTTATAAATAATTCACGCATCTCGGATCCAAAAAATGAATCTGAATTAGGAACGTTAACTACTTTAGAATGTCTTTGTCTAAAAGTTGGTGTTCCAATATTAAAAGCTTCAACATAAACTCTATTATCATTTAACTCAGCTAACTCAATCCAGCCTTTTAAAACTGAATGTCTAGATCTTAATTGATAATACTTTAAAACTTTTTGACCAATATCACCTTTGATTGTATGAAGAGTATCTTCTGTAATCTTAGGTTCACCTTTTGGTGTATATTGAGTTGGTTCCCAACCGTTATCTAATAACATTCCACGAACTTGATCCATGTTACCTAGATCCGCTTCAACCATATTAAATCTTTGAAACGTTTTATTAGGTTGCCATTTATCTGTATCAGTTTGTTTTATTTCAGTACCTAAAAATTCAGATAACATTCTAGCACTTACTGCAGAAAATCTACCATCTTGTAAGTACTTAGGTTTCTTAGGTTCCTTATCAACTAAAACTTTTCTAGGTTTTAATGTAGGATTAATTTCATCTTCAATAACTTTCATTTCTTTAGTTAAATATTCGTAATGGCTTTTGGCTTTGGGTGTATCAAATCTCCATTTATTAGTAACTTGTCTTGCACATAACTCAGCAATAGCATGCTCAGTTCTTAATGCTTGTTGAAAGCTAGGTCTGTTCTTAATTAAAATTTGTGCTTCATTAATTACATATTTATAAACTTTAGAAGTTAAGTTAATATCTTGTATTCCATAAACTTTCATCTCTTCAGAGTAATGATCAAAAGCAGGTGATTCACCTTTAGCATCTTTTAATATAGCACCAAAGTTCTTTAAACTATGTTTACCTTCTCTACGAAAATTATTCATTTGAGAAATAATCATAGTGTCTACAAGTTTAACATTATCTTTAGGTTTCCAATTTAATATTTTAACCATAACTGGTAAATCATAAGCTATTAAATTATGTCCTATAATAGAATCAAACTTATCCAAGTAAGTTGTTAAATCTTTTAATGGTTCAGATTTTTCATCATGATCACTAAAGGTCTTAACTTCATTTGTAACTGGATCTTTAGTTATTGCTAACCAAATCGTATCTACAGTTTCTAGTAAACCATTAGTCTCTAAATCTAGAAAAATCTTTTTACTCATTATACTATCCTATCTTTTAAAAAATTATAAAACTTTGCTTGCAAAGCTTCTTTAGTCCCATCGTTATTAAATGCATAACTAAAAGCATGATTATCTAATGCATGTTCAGATTCATGAGCATCACCATTAAAACCAGGTCTCTTAACGCAAACAACAAACCCATGTTTATTAATCATTTCAACTTCATTAGGAAATCTTACATCAGTAATCACTACATGTTCTTTACAAACTTTATATTGATTTTCTAATATTCTAACCCAAATATCTTTATGTAAATTTTCTCTAAAAGCCATTCCAACTTTTTGTAATATTTCTCTTGAAGATAAATTAAACCAATCAGGTAAAGGTAGTTCTCTAAACTCTCTCTCACCATCAGTTCCTGATAAAATTGCTTTATCTATTCCAAAAGTATTATGTGATAAATCTTTTATTGGTTGAGCAAAACTCATCTTACGCCAACCAAATGTATTTGTTAATATTTCACCAAGTGAATCTTTACCTGATCCCTTGTAACCTGCGATTCCTATTATCATTTATTCTTCTCCTTGTAAAAATCGTTCTCCAAAACCAAGAACGAATCATTGATATTACTGTAAATATTATTGCTATATTAAAACTTTCCCAAACAGTTGGGTATAAATCAAAATATGGAAATATAAATAATTGTATTAATGTAGACAGAAATAATCCAGATCCTACATCGACTACAGTTTCAAATAAGTTTCTCATTGAATATTCTCAAAAGAATCAATGGTATACATATAATTACAAGCAAAATAAGGTCTTAGGCTTTCTTCTATATTCTCTTCATCCATTATTACATCTTTATCTTCTCTACTTAAAATTGTTAAATCTAAAATTTGACCAACTTTAATTACTAAATCTATTTTATCAGTATCAGAATTTATTAAACCAATTTGTTTACCTTCAACTGGAACATAATAACCTTTTAATGCATTTTTCTTTTTACCTTCTTTAATACTTTTTATTATTTCAGGTGAAACGTTAAATGTATGAAACATTTTAAAATCCTATTGTTAATTAAAATGCCGAGCCCGAAGGCTCGACAAAATTTTTATTATTATTTATATAACGTCTTTATCAGAATCAATAGCTTCGAAAGCCAAACTTTCACCACCTTGATATTCTTTTAATTCAGTTACTTGCATAGCTAGCAATTGTACACTTATTCCAGTTTTTCCCATGTACTCATAAGGTTTTAATCTTACTTGAACATTGCCTATACTACCATTACCAATAGAACTTGTATTAGTAATTGGTTGTAATTGTTTATCAACTACAGCAGGTGGTTTAGTAGGGTTCTTACCATCCGCATCTAGATATATTTTCTTTTTAAGAGTAGCAGAGTATACAACTTTACCATCTTCCTCTACAGGCTTAACATTAACGCCAGCTTTTTTCCAAGCTTCGGCATCAACTTTGTTGTCAGTCTTAACTGTACAACTATACTGAGGTGATTTTTTATCAAACCCCAGGTCAGGATTAGCAGGGTCAAATTTAACCCAACTAATATTTACATTATTCATCAACATATTATTTTCTCCTATTGGTTATTTGCAAATAACAAACTAGGCTCTACCTTGTCTGTTATATTTTTTGTTGTGTTGTAATTTAGTTTTTTTGTTTGGACTTTTACTATGAACTCTGAGACGTTTTTTAGGTTTCTCACGTTCAGTAAAGTTTTTAAATTTTATCTTAGCCATTTTATAATTCCATTATTTCCTTTTCTGGTTCACAAATATCTTCATCATTACTTCCGCAATTTATACAAATTTTTTTATCATAATCTGACCATTCATCAGGTTTTGCATCTTCATTGCATTTAGTACATTCATTCATACTTCCCCCATATTACCTCCAAGGTTTAAGATGAGCCCAAGTAGAGGAGGAATATTAGTAATTAACATTACAAGGGCTCAAAACATATTATGCTGTTCTGTAAGGGGTCATTTCCGAAAGCCCATAAAAGTGTTAATTTATAAGGAGTTTCAGAAGTGTCCCCTTACAGAAGAAATTAAAAAAAAGAAAGAATCCCTAATATTATATAGGCTATAGGCTTAAGGCTTTAGGCTTAATAGATCCATTAATAATACCCATTAATAGATCCATCAATATATTAATAGATACCCCTCTAAGATGCTCTATAAGCCTTTAAGGTATATCTTTTGTGTTCTTTAAAAGTAATACATAGCAAAATAGCAGCAGTTTATTGAGATTGTATAAAGTTGTCGCACCCCTTATAATAAGTGATTATTTTGTTGTATTCAATATTACCAGGGTATATAACTTTTATATCGCCAGCCGAATAGCTGAGAAGACTCGGAAGATCTCCGATCAACGCTACCAGCCTCAGGTTCTCCTAATGGAATTTCCAATGCAGATACTGACGGGTTGGCAATCATGTAGGGCACGTTTCCCAGATTGCGTTTCGGGCTTTTGGCTTTAGGCGTAATTAAGTTTATTCTTTATTGGAACTCCACCTTCTCTTGATTGTAAAATAATAATCGCAACTGTTATTTGATAACATAAATATTTTTATTTGTGTTTTTAAAAAACAATTCAATAGGATATAAAATGATTAAATTAAATATTACTAAAAAAGATTATAACAAAATCAAATTCAAAACTCACCACGATCAATTACGTTTGATCAGACATGAGTACAGTAATTATGATTCTGTTATTAACGACACGAACTGGAAATATGTAACAGCTAAATTTGTAAATCAAATTGCAATACACTTTCCAGTGTTAATCAATGCAGCTAAACAGTGGGCTGAATATAAAACCACTAACTTTGTGAGGTAGTTAATATGA